CTTGTCGTACTCTTTGATTGCATAAAGCGTTTGATGCCCACTTTCTCCAATTCTTATTAGTGGGTTTCAGCCCAGTTTTTACCGACACGGTATTCTGCTCCTAGTGGTACCCTAAGATTAAAATGCTCCCCTGCCTCTTTAATACTTTCTACCGCTAGCTTACCCACGTCTTCTGCAATATCTGGTTTTGCTTCTATTTGAAATTCATCATGTATGTTTGCTATAACAAATGCGTCTACATTTTTTAGTTTACTCCAAAGAATAATTAATGCTTTCTTCATTATGATTGCCGCACAACTTTGGTTCAAAGCATTTAAAGCTGAGTGTTGTGATCTAATAGTTAATATTCTTTTATCAATAGCTTTAATATATCCAACACCTTCTAACTTATCTATGATGTCATGTTTAAGTTCTTGTAAGAAAGGTAATACTCTATTAAATTTATCTAATACAATTTTTGCTTGACCCATATCACAATCTAATATTTCAGAAACTCTACGAGAACTTGCTCCATAAAGTACCGCATAAAGTATTGTCTTCGCTAGTGATCTTTTTTCTAAACCTAAGTTCTTTTGGTTGTAAGTATGTATGTCGCCATTAAGAATAAGATCTACATATTCTTTTCCACCTGTATAGTTATAAATATAGTGGCCTAAACTTCTTGCTTCAATTCCGCTTGCATCTGCACCTACCATTACATAACCTGTCGATGGTATAAATAATTCTCTACACTCTTTACCATACGGTGAGTTAATACTTGGTACTTGTTGTAAGTTTGGACTACGACAAGACATTCTTCCTGTTGTAATGTTAGTAATATAACTGCTATGTATACGACCTTTCTTAACAACTTTTAACCATGCGTTTTTACCATCACTTAACATTCCTAATCTTTTTTCAATTAGTAAATATTCATTAAGTTCTTTAGCTTCTGGATAATCTAAATGTCCTAAAACTTCTTCATCAACAATTGGTAAACCTGTTTCAGAAAACTTTTTAGGTTTCCAATTTCTTAACTCCATAAGTCTATTAGATATTTGTTGTCTACTAGATGGATTAAACTTCATTGTTTTAGATTTTCTAATAGCAATACCTTTTTTATACCCAAGTTTTTTATTATTAACTTTAGGAATAAACTCTCCTAAATCTACTTGCCAATCTGGTATTCTATTTTCTAAACTTAATTTAAGATCATGTGTTCTACCTAAAAGTTTTGCATGAAGGTCTTGTGCTTTAGCAACATCAAAACCAAATCCTTTGTCTTCTTGTAGTTTAAGTATGTTTGCTATTTCATGTTCTAACTCTACACTTTCTTGACTAAAACCTTTTTCAATTAATTTAGTATAAAGTAAAGAAGTTAGCTTTACATCTTGAACACAGTAATCAAGCATATCTTGATTAAAGTTTTCAAAGTCGTTAACTTCTGCATAATCTCCTTTGTAAAACCTAAGTCTTTGTCCCCAAGCTTTTAAACTATGTCTTCCTACTACGGACTTATCAATGTGATTGTTAGCTAACAATTTAAAGTCTACGCTATTCGCAATGTCAGGGTAGATAAGGCGACTTAAACATAGAGTGTCGTGGACTAACTCGGGGTTATGAGAGTAGTTATATAAACGCTTAAGCACAGGGAGGTCATACTTTATTACGTTGTGTCCCACGATTAAGTTGTCAGCTAACAGATCAATACCTTTCGGTATATCTCGTCCGATGAACGAAATTTCTTTTCCTTCTTTTTGTAAAACAAGACAATGGACTTTTGTTGGATTAAATCCGTCTGTTTCTATATCAAAAATTATTGGTGTCATATTCTTGTAACCTTCCTGTTGCCGAGTTATATTGTAGTGTAGTTGCAACACCTGTAATTCCTGCAAATCTATTTTTTAATATTCTTACAGTTGTCTTTTTAGAATCTTCAACATCTGAAACTGACCTTTCACAGCCAATACAAATATCAGTTAGTTGGCCAATTGAACCCGATCCTCTAAGTTGTCCTAATGATGTTTGTAATCCATCTGTATGATCTTTATTTCCTTCGGGTCTTTTTAAATGGCTCACCAAGATCACACCAATGTTTAATTGTTCTGTTAATCCTCTAAGTCTAGTCATTAACAAATCAATTGTTTTTCTTTCATCGTTAGATTCTAAACCACTAACAATAATTGATATGTGATCTATAAATAAATATTCTATGTCTAATGCTTTTGCGAAATATTTTATTTTATTAATTATTGTATCTTGCTCAACAGATCCCCAATGATCATATAAAAATACATTACCATTACCTATAGTTTCTTTATAAGCAATTTCTAATTCTGTTTCTGAAACATTTGATCTATCAATATGAATAGGTTTATTAAGATGTAATCCAATTATACCCTCGCAAGTTCTTTTTAAACTTTCTTCAAGAGATATGATTCCTATACGCTTTCCTTTTTTAATTAAATCGTAAGCAATTTCTTTTGTCATTAACGACTTACCAATTCCCGAACCACCACATACAGTAACGATTTCTCTTTTTCTAATACCAAAAAGTTTTTTATTAAGACCCTCGTAAGGATAAAAAGCTGTAGCCTTTTCATCTTCTTGTTTAATAACTTCCCAAAGTTCTTCGCCTGCTACTACACCATCTGGTCTATGAGTTTTTGCTTCCCACATAGCTTTAATAACATCTGATCCATAGCCGTTAACTAGCATTTCGTTGACATCTTTAAGTTCAAAGTTTGCAATCTTAGCTTTACCTATAGTTAAAAGTTCAGCACATTTTTTAGCGGCCTCTTGACCTGCATCGTCTTGGTCAAAGAAAAATATCACCTGTTCGTAGTTTTCGATCCATTCGAGTTGCTTCTTTAACGACTTAACTGCTCCGTTAACACCGTTAGGTATTCCACACACAGGATATTTGTGATTAAATAATTGAGAAAGTGAAAGGCTGTCTATCTCGCCCTCACAAATACACAAAATCTTACCTTTAGTACCCCATAGGTTTTGACCGTACAAAGTAGCTTGGCTTATATCTCCTTTTGTCTTAAATTCTTTATTAGCAAATCTAAGTTTTTGAAATACAGGTTTCTTTGCTTTATCGTAATATGTAGCAACTTGAACAGGCTTACCGTCTACTTCGGTAAGTTTGTAATTCCATTTTTTACAAGTTTCTAATGATAACTTACGTTTAGTTAAAGCAGTTGCTTGACCTTGTAGTAAATCACTAAAATACACATCTTTAGATACATCGCTATTACTTGTAGGATTGCTATTAGGATAGCTAGTAGTATTACAGACGAAACAATGAGTGTGTTCATCAGAATACAAAGCCATTCCATCACTTGACGAGCAAGTCGTACAAGGTAAGTGTTTAATAAATTCGCTTTCATCATTATTCATCAAAACCCGCTTTCCGTCCTGCGTTAAGTCGGTCTTTTTCTGTCTTTTCTAATTGTTCTTTTAATTTGTTGTTTTCAGTTCTTAAAACACCATTTAATTTTTGCTGTGCATCGCTAACTGTTTGGTTATCTTTAATACGACCATACAAAGCTTTTATCTGTTCATCTTTTTCTTGAACAATCCTGTTCCATTCTTCATTACTTTTGCCAACTATCATTGTCCCTCCCAAATAGTTTATTTATTTATTATCCAATCTTGCGGAATTAATTTGTCAGAGTATTTAAAACCATACTTAACGCACCAATCTCCATAACTTGTTTTGCTACCCTTGTAGATACGGTTCCTTGAGTTACCAAAGACAAATCTAATATCTAAATTAGGTTGCTGTTCCTTTACGAGTAAATGTTTTTTTCTATCTTCTCTTTTAAAGAAACCTTTAATTTCGATAAGCACTCCATTATCTAATTCAATATCTGGTGTGTACTTATGTTTTGTAGAAGGCTTGAAGTAATCAACAACCCGTTCTTCATACTTAAAAGAAATTTTACGATCTTTTAGATTATTAATAACGGATTCTTCAAGCCCACTACGGTATTTAGAAGTCCGTTTCTTGTGAAACGGGTACTTCTTTTTTCCCACTCGGTACATTGGAAACTTTCTCTACGCCAAAGCCATAATCGGAATTGTCTTCTTTAATTTCTGATTTAGTCTCAGACTTAGTTGATACAATTTCAATTAGTTGAACAGCTTTTAATCTTAAACCAACACCTACACCTTGTAGATTGTTAGCCCAAGAAAAAGCTTGAAAGGCGATCTTCATTTTACTTCCCGTGTAAACAGGTTGCGTTTCAGCAATTGTTTTATCTGGGTTGTAAATCTTTGGTCTTTGCTCAAAGTCAGTTCCGTCTTTCATTGTAACTTTAGGTTTAAGTTTAAACTTAAACTCTACTCCACCCGTTTTTAAAACTTTGTATTGTGTGTGAGGGGATCTCTTTTCTGTGTTCTCAGTTTTTTGCCGAGCCCTCAAAGTTTCCTCGTAAAGTTTTATAATGGGTTTAGCTTCCTCATCATTTAGTTCTAACTTTACAGTGAACACTCCGTTTGGTTTTTCAAACTGAGTATCTGGTGTAAAGATATATGGGTATTTACCAACACCTGTTGGTGTAGTATGTATTGCTTTTTCATTTATCATAAGTGTTTTCCTCCAAGAGTGGTTAGGTTGTTGTTATCCTTTGTGAGAATATCTCGATACCGCAACTATATATTTATAAGTTAACACAATCCCAAGCGTCAAGATATTTTGGATATTTATTTACATACTTGAGATATATTTCACAAAATTGTTCGTACTGAGTTGTTGTAGCAGTATGGCTTGTATAACTATAAAAGTTAATAACAATAGATCCTAATAATATAAATATAAAAAACTTAATCAAACTTTCTCCATTCATAAAATTTATCTTTTTTATTAATCACTACGTTCATTGATTTAACGTCAGTTTTTTTAGGATAGATGTATGCGAATATTCCCTCGTCTATTTCTTCAAGCTTATATCCTGCACCTAGTTCTATTCTATTGGCCAATCTAAAATCATCTTGATTTGGCTCATATAGTTCTCCTTTAACTGAATATTCATTTTCTTTTCTAAAAACAAACGGGTACCAAAACCCTGTCATAGCAAAACCTTTAGATTTAGTTACATACTCTCCTAAGAATTTACTTTTCTTT